TCTAGGTCTTTAATAAAAAAATTGTTAACAAATTATTTTCTTGGTATAGTATAATTTGAATCTAGGAAAAGGAAAGGGAACACTTTGAAAATTTTAAAGGGAAGACAAGCAAAGCCTTTTTTGGTGTGTCTGTATGGCCCACCAGGTATTGGCAAATCAACTCTAGCAAGTATGTCATTAAAGCCTATCTTTCTTGATTTTGAAAATGCTCTTCACCGCATCAATTGCGATAAAACTAGTTTGTTGACGAGTACGTTGTCTCTAAAACAAGCCTTGGGCGACATATGCAATAAGCACAGCGAAGACTATGACACTATAGTACTAGATACCGTTGATGCTCTTGAGGATATTTTGACATCAGAGATATGTCGAGAAAATAACCGGGAGTCTCTTGGCAGTTTCGGATACGGTCAAGGATTTGACTTACTAAATAAGAAGTGGATTGAAGTTCTAGAGTGGTTTTCTGTTTGCAACCGAACATACAACAAGCAAATTATTTTAGTAGGTCATGACCAAATAAAACGGTACGAAGATCCGATGGGCGATGGCTACGACAAATTTGTTTTGAAAATGCATGCGAAATCGGCTTTATCTTTAGTATCAAAAGTTGATTGTCTTTTTTATATGACGATGGATAAAGTCATCAGGAAAACAGAAAATAATGTGAGAAAAGCCATAGGCACTGGCAGAAGAGTTATTAAAACTGTTGAGCAGCCAAGTTTTCTGGCAAAAAATCGGTATGACTTAGAAGATTCAATAGAAGTGATGGGTTCTTTCTTTAAAGATTTACAGAAAATAAGTGAGGAAAATTAATGTTTTTTAATTCTGAAACAGTGGAAGATTTAGAGTTTAAACCCCTGGCAGAGGGTTTATACACAGCGACAGTTGTCGCTTGCGATTATGGTCCGACATCAAAAGGCGATGGTGCAATTTTAAAAGTTGAATATTCTGTTGATGGGCACGAACAAAAAATTATAGACAATTTCAATCTTGAAAATCCTAACCCCGTGGCGGTCAAGATCGGTAAAAGTCAGTTGAAAAATCTATGTGAGAAAATAGGAAGGCCACAACTAAAACAGCCTACTGACTTGATCGGTGGCCGAGTAAAAGCTAAAGTCAGTCACAGAGAATACAACGGGAAAATATATTTGAATGTAGATAAATACTTGCCTGTAAAAACTGGAAGCGCTACCGATGCCGACCAAAAACCCCACCAACAAACAGCCTCACAACTTACACCACAAAAGTCCGCCGACGACGACTTACCCTTCTAAAAATCGGTTAATTGAGCCACGGGCTTATCAAAAAGCATCGATTGACTCAGCTTCAAAAGCCTTATCTGAGAACGATAGGGTTCTTATTGTCGCTCCCACTGGGAGCGGCAAGTCAATAATCATTTCTTCAATCATAGACAGAGCTCTTCAAAAAAATAAAAATAAACGAATCCTTGTTTTGGCTCATCAAGGTCATCTTTTAGTTCAGCTAGAACAAACGATAAAAAAAATTAATAATGATATAGACACTGGTCTTTATTGTTCTTCTGAAAATAGGAAAGAATTTTGGGCGCAGATTGTCTTTGCATCAAGGGATTCTTTAGGAAGAAAGCCAACTTGCGCAGGTCAATTCGATATTATTATAATTGATGAGGCGCATGTTGTAAGTTTGACTTGTGGGTCAGAATCTGACGATACATATTATTCAAGGATAATTAAGACGCAAGCATCACCTAAAATTATAGGTCTAACCGCCACCCCGTGGCGCCTGGGGAATGGTTTAATTTATGGCCAAGATTGTTTTTTTGAATCTTTGGCTTTTGATATAAAAATGGATGATTTGATCACAGAGGGATATTTATGCCGACCTGTTTTTCCTGACAGCAAAACAAAAGTCATCGATACTAAAAACATTAAAATAACGAACGGTGATTTTAACAAAAAAGAACTTGAGAAAGTTACTGAACCCGATCCGATCATTGATAAATGTTTATCAATATGGGAAGCAGAATCATTAGACAGAAAAGTTAGTCTATTTTTTTGCTGCTCTCGTGCTCATGGACAAAAAGTAAAAGCAAAAATTGAATCGAAAATAATAGGTGAGGTTTTATACATAGACGGGGAGCTGTCTGGAGAAAATAGAGTTAAAGAATTAGATAAAATAAAAAAAGGCCACTATGAAGCGATAGTGAATATAGGCGTTTTAACAACTGGTTTTGATGCTCCGATAATAGATTGCATCGTTTTTTTAAGAGCAACAGCTTCAGCTTCATTATTTGTTCAAATGGCTGGTCGTGGGTTACGAACAAATAAAGACAAAAAGAATTGTCTAATGTTAGACATGGCTGGTAATTTTGAAAGATTTGGAAGCATTCAAAAGCCTTGGGTTCCTGAAAAAAGATCTTCAAAAGAAAATGTTTTAAATGAAAGTTTATCTTTAAAGATGTGCCCATCTTGTGGCGAGTACTTAGCACCCGCAACTACTCAGTGCCCTATTTGCTATCATATTTTTCTAAATCATGGCGATAAAGCATATCACAAAGGCCCCATCGTTCATGAAGTTTTTACGCATCATTTGATGGATGTAGTGACTAGAAATGGCGAACACTGTATCGTCGTGATTTATAAAATAGATATGCTTAAGAGTTTTTCAGAATATTTGATGATTAACAGAGTAGAATCATGGGCTGTGAAACACAAAACAAAATACAATCAGTTAAAGCAATGGAAGCCTAAAATAATAAAAGTGGACAATACAAAAAATAATAAATATCCAAATATTTCTATCATGAAGTGGGACGTTATGATAAACAAAAAAGACGAATGTAATCATCTTTTTGTTGATGCTCATTTTGACAAAAAAGGTGGTAAAAAAATAACTTGTAACAATTGCGGGATGTTCATATGACGGCTCTTGAGTTCAAAAAAAAGCCTCAAAAAAAAGTAAAAAGCTACGGACTAACAATTGACGCTATAAAAAAACTTGAAGAACTCCACGAGCGACACAAGATACCTCGCTCTCAAATAATCGATGAACTTTTATTGTCGGGTGATACTGATGTGGATGATTTTATTTTTGAGTATTGTTTAAAAGCGGAAGTAAAAGCCAGGCCCCGATTTGCAAAAGGCAAAGCCTACACAACTCAAAAAAATAAAAAATATGAATCAGAAGTCAAAGAAGCTGTAAAGCAATGGTGGAATGATGATCCTCTAAAGACCGCACTGAAAATAAATTTAACTTTTCAATTTGAAAAGCCAAAAAAAACAACCTTAGACTATCCATCAAAAAAAGATCTAGATAATTTAGTGAAATCTTTTCTGGATGCTTGTAATGGAATTATTTTTGTCGATGACTCACAGGTCGTAGAAATAAAAGCTGATAAGGTTTTTGGCGTTGATGATAGAATCAAGATGGGTTTTTCTGAGGTATAAAAAAAGGGCTCGAAGAGCCCGAATAAAAAAAATTTAAATTTATGTTGAGAAAGATTCAGAGTTAATGTCTCTTTCTACCTCTTCATCTCTGAATTCATAATCTTCGACCCAGCCTTCAGGATCAAATAAGTCCGATATTGCTAAATCAATCTTAATCCACCGAGAATCTTGTTTTACATAAACGCTGTCGTTTTCAAAATTAAATTTCCAATTGTTGTGTCTTACGATTGATCCCATTTTATATCTCCTTTTTTTATTTTTAAGCAGTGCAACCCCGCCCCCTTATAATACTTATCGGGACATATCGTCGATATCTTTAATTAATTATAAAAAACCAGCTAAACGTATTATCTATATACTTCAAACCCCACATACATAAATGTATAAAAATCACCTTTACAGTTATCAAAAGTGTCAGCAGGGTTGATAATGTCCCCTTCTGAATTAAAAAAATTGTCAATAAGCTGCCATCGAGCGAGGCTAGGAGAATGCTGTATTTGACCTACCTCATTTACACCATTTTCATTTTCTTGAATTAAGCGTAAATTAACATGTTGTTCTTTTTTAACAAGTTTTTTAAGTCTACGCTTACACTCTTTAAACGCAGCCTCTTCATTTTCGACTTCAAGATGTGTTTCTAGCGTGCGTTCGCTAATAACTCCATCAATGTCCGACCCGTCGCCTTGAACTATTCTTATTTGCATATTTTTTTCTTTTTTAAAAAAATGCTGCTCTTTAAAAAAAGCAGCATCATTAATTGATAAGAGCTGTCGCTATAATAACGACAACTACCATTATAATAACATTCTTATTAATATAAGTACACAAAAAAGATGATTAAAAAATAGTCAAATTACAGCAAATTAACAATGTTAAGACTGATAGGATTGATTAACATTGTTATCTTTCTGTTTTTTGTTTATTAACAATGTTAATAAAACAAAAATAGAGGTTTTAAATGCAAACAGTATCGTTGAAAGTTAAAAGTGACTTAGAGTTAATTGACGTTAACGACTTAGAACCGCTCCAGGGCGAACTAAAAAAATTAACAGATGAAAATTTTAACAAGCTAAGGAAATCGATTTTAGAGAAAGGTTTTAAGCTTGTTCTTCACGTGTGGAAAAACGGTGGTGTTAATTATTTAATCGACGGTCATCAAAGAGCACACGTTTTAAAGCAGCTGAAAAAACAAGGAATAGATGTCCCTAAAATACCTTGCGCAATAATTGAAGCTGAGAATTATAGTCAGGCAAAAGAAACAGTTTTACTTGCTGTTTCTCAGTACGGAAAAATAGACAAAGATGGTTTCGAAGAGTTTATTTCTGGTGAAGATTTTAATTTAGATGATTTTGACTTTCCTAACATAGACGATGATTTCTTTGATATAGATAGTGATAAAAAAGAACAAGACGATGATTCACCCTATACATCTAAGATTGATACACCAATTTATGAACCAACAGGAGAAAAACCAAATATAATAGACCTTATAGAAAAAAGTAAACACGATTTACTAATCAAAGAAATTGAAGAGTCAAATGTACCAGAAGAAATAAAAAAATTTCTAATAACATCAGCCAAAAGACACATCGTTTTTAACTATGAAAAAATTGCTGAATTTTATGCACATAGTGACGAATCTGTCCAAAGTTTATTCGAAAAATCAGCTCTTGTTATAATTGATTATGATCAAGCTATTGAAGACGGATTTGTTCAGATGAGTGAAAATATAGCACAAAACTTCAAGGAACGAAAATGATAGACAACTTTACTGTTTTTATTATTAGTAACGGTCGCCCAGACAATATAAAGACCCTCGATACACTGGTCAAGTTCGGATACAAAGATAGCGTCTATATAGTTTGTGATGATCAAGACAAAACGCTACCTGAGTATAAAAAAAAATATAAAGATAAGATACTAGTCTTTGATAAGCAAGAATATGCAAATAAAACAGATCAGGGCGATAATTTTAACAATCTCAGAACGACAACTCATTGCAGAAATGCATGCTTCGACTTTGCAGAGGCATTAGGTTACGAATATTTTTTAGTTCTTGACGATGACTATACATCTTTTCGATATAAATTTGACGAAAATTTAAATTATTATTTTGGTGAAGGATCTTTTAATAATTTGACTGATGTTTTTCAAAGTGTTCTGACTTTTTACAAAAGATGTGAATTGATCAAAACAGTATGTTTTTCCCAGGCCGGAGAATATATTGGAGGAATCAATAATTTTTTAGGTAGATGTGTAAGAACAAGAAGAAAAGCAATGAACTCTTTTTTCTGTTCAACAAAGAGAAGATTTAAATTTGTTGGTAGACTAAATGAAGACGTTAATACCTATGTAAGTCTTTCTGTTGTTGGTGATATATTCTTGACGTTAAGTCAATTTTGTCTTGCCCAGGCAGTAACGCAATCATCTAAAGGTGGGATGACAGAAGCGTATTTAGATGGAGGCACATATGTAAAGAGCTTCTATTCAGTCATGTATCATCCATCGGGAGTTACGATAAGAGTTATGTCAGGTCGTGTCCATCATCATATAAAATGGAAGCACACCGCACCGATGATTTTGAATCAGAAGCATAAAAAGGTTTAATTAAATATGCCAGCAGGAAGGCCAACAAAATATAAAAAAGAATATTGTGATTTATTGATAAATCATATGAGCAGCGGTTTAAGTTTTGAAACTTTTGCTGCTGAGATAAACGTGGTTGTCTCAACAATTTATCAATGGACTTATGACTATCCAGAATTTTCAGAGGCTAAGGACCTAGGAATCAATCGCTGCATGGCTTTCTGGGAAAAGATGGGCGTTCACGGTGCAGCAGGAAAGCTAAAAAACTTTAACTACGGTTGTTGGTATCGAAACATGGCTAATAGGTTTCCGCACAAATGGAGGGATAGAATAGAAATAACAGCGAAAGATGAGACTTTAAAAGATCCTGCCTTGATGAGCGATGATGAACTTGACGATAGACTATCTCACGCAATGAAAGTATTGGAAGCTTATGAAAATAAATCAGGCCAAAATATTATCGATGTTAGTCCAAGAAAAACAAAAAAGATTAGAGAAAAGAAAACAGATAAAAAAAGCTAGGGAAAACTTACTTGATTTTATAAAATATCTTAATCCTGACTATATTGTTAATTGGCATCATGAAGCTATTTGCGATCGGCTAACAAAGCTTAAAGATCAACAAGGAAAAAAGATAATGATCTTTGTTGGTCCGCAAAGAGGCAAGTCAGAAATAGTCTCAAGAAATTTTCCAGCTTGGTGGTTAGGGCATTTTCCCGGTTCAAAAAATATACTAGCATCCTACTCATCCTCGCTTGCGAACTCTTTTAACATCGATTGTCAAAATATAATGTCTGATGATAGATATCATGAAATTTTTCCCGAAACGATAACAGGACATCTTTCTGGATTTAGCCATTTAAAGACAACACAAAATCAGTTTATAACTTCAAAACAAGGATACTTATATTCTGTCGGTGTTGGAGGTACTACGACAGGTAAAAGTGCCGGAACAATGGGTTCAAAACAAAAAGATAGTGATATACAAAAAGGAACATTTATAGTTGATGATCCTATAAAAGATCTTCCCGATGCATTTTCAGAAGCAAATAAAAGAACTAGATACCAGTGGTGGCAAGCGGTCGTAAATACAAGAGTTCATAAAACAAGTCATCAAATACTTATGCATACTAGGTGGGCTACTGATGACCTAGCAGGAACACTGATAAATGAAGGTGCTATTGATAAAGGTTGGGAAATTTTATCTTTTCCAGAGATAGGTCCTGATAGAGACTTTAAAAACAAATATGATAAAAGAAAAAATAATGAAGTTTTGTGGGAAGAAGAGAAGGGCGGTTATGATGAGCTCATGAAGCTAAAAGAAGAAGTCGGATCATATGTCTGGCAGGCACTGTTTGGTCAAAAACCAAAAATTCAAGGCGGTAATATAGTAAAAGAGGAATGGATAAATAAATATACAAGGCTTCCTTTTGATCCTCTTTCATTAAAATCAACTGATATAATTCAATCGTGGGATTTAACCTTCAAAGAAACTAAAAAAGGTTCTTATGTAGTTGGTGTTACTTTAGCCAGATTTGAATCAAGTTTTTATTTGATTGATATCTATAGAAAACGTGCAGATATTATAGAAACTCAAAGAGCAATAAAATCTATGTCTGATTGCTGGCCTAATTGTCGCACTGTGTTGATAGAAGAGAAGGCGAACGGGTCGGCAATACTTTCCTTATTAAAAAAACAAGTAGCGGGTATGATAGCAGTAAAGCCAGAAACTTCAAAAGATGAGCGATTAATGGTTGTGGCTCCTATTTTTGAAGCTGGAAACTTTTTTATTGATGCTAACAATGTGTATACTAAAGATGTAATTGACGAACTAACATCATTTCCATCATGCCCACATGACGATATAGTAGACGCTATAAGCCAAGGATTAAATCGATTTGGAAAATTAAAAGGCTTAGCAAGATTAAAAGCTTCAGTTAGATAAAAGGATAAATAATGAAAAAGTTAAAAAAC